TAAAGCTTGTTCTTCTATAATATAGTTAGTTAATCTATCGTTATAGTAATTCATTTTATTTTCTACCGATTGTTTCTTTACATTGTATAAAGAACGATCAGCAGCAATAGAATTCTCACCACCATTTGGTACTAACAAACCATTGTTTCTAGCACGTAAGAAGATAGAGTCTAATGAATACCAATATGCTGCATAAAGTAAGAAATCTTGGATATATGCATCTAGTATATACTTATAGTCTGAATACTGTGCCTGAGTGATATCTCCTGTCTCTACCAGGTTTAAAATCTTATTATATAACAAAGTACCAATACACTGCTGAAGAGGTATGTCTTGTGCTTCTCTAATAGCATTCTTAATGAGCATAGTATCGACATTATTGTCCATATCTGTAAACTCTCTAAGCTTTGCTTCTGATATTAAAAATACATCTGTCATATTATCCTAAATTTTCTGGTTGTTGTAAATTTGCATCTTCTGCATCAGTAGTTTCTGCTGAAGTAATTACTTCTTCTTCTTCCTTGCCGTCAGCAAATAGTTTCTTTTGAATTACACCTAGTACTATATCTGGATAGTTTACTTGCATTATCGCTTCAAGACTTCTTAATAGATCTTGTTGGAAAGGAACAATTACTGTATTCTGTAATAGTAAATAGGCATCTAGCACTTCCTCTCTACCACCTAATTGACCTTCTGTTTTAATACCTAAGATCATTGGTGAAGTAATACGGTGTGCTGTTAATATTTTTTGTGTTGTCATGTCGTTGACGTTCTCGTAATAAGCGTCAGCTCCATTTTGAGCAATCGGAGTAATGATTGGTGCATTTTCAGGTGCGTCTACATCCATATAGATAAGACTACCAGCATTACTGGATCCTCCGTAGTTACCTTGTAACTGAGCACGTACAGCTTGAATCTGATCTTCCGATCCATTCATAAAGGTTGTAATTGCTAGCGACGGTGCTAAACCGTTCTTAATATTGTTAACGTGGAAGTTATCAATTTCTGTATCTAATTCGATTACCTTTAATGCAGCACAATAATCCGGAAGAGGATAGTAATCCTGTCCTGGACGATAGCTACGCATTACGTATATCTGATTAGGTTCGTCGTATTTTCTTTTTTCGTTAAATACAGGTAAGTAAGGAATATCCTGTCTCATTCCTGTTGTAACGTATCTACTATTTTTATCCCATTCTGAACTTATAAAATAACCTGGTACATGACCTCTAAAGTCTTTTACCTCTGCTCTTAAATAAGAGAAGTCAATGTGATATACTTCAGCAATTTTAGTTCTATCGTTAGACCAAATTACTTCGAAAGCAAATGATCCGTATAATTTAAAGTCAAGAGCTAATTTAGCATATAAGTCATTCCACGTTTCCCCGTGTGAATTTGCACGGTCTAGATAAGTCTCTACATTAGCTGTTAAACCTTGACCTACTATTCCTTCGGTAATAGCATTTACTGCTGCTGCATGAATACTTGATCTGTTGTATAAGTCGATAAGGTGTTGAGGAAATAAGTTATCGTTTCCAAACTTTATAAATTTCTTCTCTCCTTTAGTTTCTAGAAAATCAAAAGATCTACCCTGTTGAGGTAGTACTGTTTGAAAATTAAACTTTTTAGAATTTTGTGATTCCATATTATTGGTTATATGTTATGTATGTTCCAGTTTGATTGGTACCAGTATACATAGTTATCGGTACCCCATTAACGCCCTGAACCCATGCTCTATCTGTAGAAATTAATCTCTCACTTGCAAGGAAAGTATCCTCCCAGTCATTAGCTATAAGCTGCCATTGATCCTCAATCGTATTCCATACTCCATCTATACCCTCGTAACTATACATCATGTATAGACCTTGGGGGTGAGGTAGACTTCCTGAAGGAATATTAAAAATGAGTCTAGGGTTAAATTCGCTAGGCTGATTAGTAAGAGTAGGGAATATTACTGTTGTTGAGTTATCCAGATCCTGTACTAATACTACTTTAAGTGAACCAGAGGGATTAGTAACGTATATCGGATCAATGTCCGGGTATACTGTATGAGTTCCAACTGGAACATGATTATAGAAGTTAACCATATCGTCCTTTATCTTAAATATAAGAAAAAAGGGGCAGGGTTCCTACTAAGATCCCGTACCCCCTTCCTCAAGTTTTATTCTTAACTAGATACTGTAATACCAGACAATGCTGATGATAAAGATCCGTTAGTTGAAATTTCAGTGAATGGTAATGGTTCTTGACCGTTGAAAGTCAATGCATATTGGTTAGCGTCACCGAACGCTGTACCAGTTCCGCCTGTACCGGCAGACAATGTTAGTCCTCTGTAACGACCTGCTAAGAAGAATTCTCCTACGTGATCGCTAGTTCCGTTATTCGTTTTCACGATAATAGTTAAGCTTGGATTTTGAGCCAATACTTTAACTTGGTTACGGATAGAAGATTGTAACTTATGGAAAGCTACGTTAATTGTCTGGTCGTAAAATACAGTTCCATTCTCATTTGAAGGTGTAGGTACTTCTGTAAAGTCTCCCACGTTACGTGGTAATTCGAATCTATAGAATTTACCAGACCCTGTGATAGCGGTAGCTAAACCTTCAGTTGGTTCCGTGATTGAAGTGATAGATCCAGATAAGATATAGATCTCATCGATACCACCAGCATTATCGCGGCATCCTAAGGTAAAGCCAGATGTTATATTACAAGCCATAGTGTTTGTTTATTTAATTAGTTATTTTAAAATGAGAGCTACTCCTTTCTACAGTTTCGCTCTCAATTAATTAGTTACGTGCGTTAGAAACGATGTACTCTGGATAAGCTACCTGAACACCCAACTTAGTTGAGATACGGTGCTTCAATTGATCAGTGTTGATATCGTACCACATTTGGAACTCAGAGAAGTCAGATAACAAGTCTGTACCAGCAACGATGTATTTAGCAGGAGCTAAGATAATACGATCTGAACCAGTTAAACCTGAAGTACCAACTACGCGTACGTTTTGGAATGGATACATCATATCTAATACACCACCACGGTTAGTGATAGAGTTTGGATCGAAGTAGAAAGAGTTAGCTGCACGTAAAGCACTTACATACTTACGGAAGTTAGCTACACTCATGAATACTGTTAAGTCATCACGATCTGCAACGTCTGCATCTAAGTTTTCGATTAAAGTATCGATAGTTGTTAATGCGTTAGCAGAAGAGAATGCTGAACCAGTTACAGCAGCAGGAATTACAACACCGATAGTGTTAGCTGGAGCTGAACCTGAAGTTAAAGCACGAAGACCGTTATTAACGTTCCATAAGTAAGCGTCGTTGCTCTTTTGGAATTGGTTAACTAATAAATCGCCATAAGCAGCTGCCATAGCGAATGTTTCTGAGTAAGATCCTGGCTCTAATGCAGAGATACCTAGGTATTTCTTGTCCATATCTTTTAAACAGATGCCATCGAAAGATGTACGAGGTGTAACAGTAATGTTACGTTGTGTGAATTCTAATGAACCAGAAGGGTTGCTTACGCAAGTGCCACTCTGAATTACTAAATCTACGTCCATTAAGTTAATAGGCTCTTGAAATTTAACACCTTCTTTGATAGTGATATATTCCATTGTAGAACCAGCATATACTGAACGAACTAATAGTTCTCCTGCGATCTGATTGTTAAAATCTGCAAGAGCTGATACGTTTAATCCCATGTTGATTGAATTTTAGTTTTGTTTTAAGTTATTTTTTCTTTGCTTTTAAAGCATCTACTGCCATCTTAGCCATCTTAGCGTTAATTGGATCAGCAATTGTTTGTCTTTCTGCCTCTTCTTTACCAAATTTAGCAGTTTGTGTTTTTTCTGATGCAGGAGCTGAGAATACTTTCTTCATCTGCTCTTCCATATCAGCCATTTTTTGTTTTAGCATTTCGATTTCTGGTCTAACAGCAGCAACTACAGCTTCGATGATATCACCTACTTCTGGTCCTTCTACCATTTCACCTTCTTCTTGCATTGCTACTTGCTCTGCTGCAGCTTCTGTTTCTGTTGCGATTGCTAATGAACCTTGTGGTTCTGCATCTGGGTGATGAATACCTACGATTTTACCTTCAGCGTCAACATCGATTGCGATACCAGATTCAGTAGTGTGTAGACCAACTGGTGCTACAACTTTACTTCCGTCTTCAGTAGTTACAAATAGAGTTTGTCCGATTGCGAAATCAGCACCTTCATCATTAGATACGATAGTACCGTCAACAAGACTAGCCTCAGCAAATGTTTGAGTCTCTGGAGTTGGAACTGCTTCAACTAAATTGAAGTGTTGCTTTACCAAAGTTTTTAGCATTTCTTTGTTCATAATGTTCTTAATTGATTAATGATTTTAACCATGACATAAGACTGCCATGTACTTATAAATAGGCACATTATGCGTTTGAGGAGACCTTATATAGAATAAAATCTAAAACGTGAACTATAATTTTATTTTTTTTCCCTAGTAGTTGTATCGGAATGATATTTTGCTTATATTTAATTATAGGAAGGACACACAGGAGGAGTTTTATTCTACTACTTTCATAAGTAATCCACGACACGCCATGTCATCTATTTTTCTCCTCCTCCTTTCCTAATTTTTATTAGGGGGTAGCCGCTGGGGAGCTGAGCTACCCTCTTTTATTTTACTTCGGGAAAACTTTATTCTATAATAGTTGCTAATCTAAAGACTTTTTCTTACATTATTATATAGTTAACCAGAATTGGTAGCTATGTATATAAGACGTGAGGGTCAACAAAGATATTAAAAGGATCATTTCTAAGGATCGCTGCCTCACCAGCCCCTTGGATTTGGTCCTTTCCTTTTTTATCCATTCAGCTGTGTATCAGGTAACGCTAAAGAGCATAGCTTCATTGTAGTAGAGAAAGAGGCAGGATTAGAGGGTACCAAATAGGTACTTCCTGAAAGTAAGATGAAACTCGTTAAATAGAGGTACTCAGTCCTCCGGTGAAATTCCGATCTGGTAGCGATTATAAGTCTTATGATTATAACAAAAAATTAGGTAGGAAAAAAAGCCATACCAGATAGTGGTGTGTTTAAAAATAAAGAGATATGAAAATTTGTAGTACTTGTAAAGTAGAAAAGAATTTAGAAGATTTTTATAGATGTAAGACTAAAGTAGATGGATATCAGATTATATGTAAGGAATGTAATAATAATAATAATAGAATCTATTATCTTAAGAATAGGGATAAATTAAAAAACTATTCTAAAATTACAAACGGACGTTATAGTGCTTATAATAAAATGTATATCGAATCTAAAAAAGATGGATACCATTACGTATATCTTCTTCCAGAATATAATTACGTAGGGTATACCT